CTGTATGGAGAGGATATGGTTCAAGGTGTTGTAGACGAAGCTAGGAAGCGTGTAGTAGATGAAGATGCAAAAGAGTTCTTGGAAGGTGCTGAGTTTGACTTAGATGGTGCGTTAGATACATATGATCCGACGTTCCCTAGGTATCAACCTAGTAAGGATGCGTTTGAGTTCTTCATATTAATGAGATTAATTGAAGGAAAAGACTTTGAGTTTGACACTCCGATAGCGCATTACTTCATGGTGGACATGTTATTAGGGTACATAGACGATCCGATGATGTTTCCTTATAGTAAAGAGATATGTGCAACTATAGAAATAGATAAGAATGCAATTGGTATTATGGCTTCAAGAGGTTTGGCTAAATCTACTGTAGGTATATCGTTCTTTGGTGTATACAGTGCAATTAAAGGTAAACTGCCAAATGGTATAGGTAAAGTATGGTTTTACCTGTTGATTGCTGCATCTAGTAAAGGTGGTGCGAGGGTAAATGCATTAGCTGTTAGAGCTATGTGTGAAGATAGTAAATGGTTAAATGATTACTTTGAGGAGATGAGATTCACCGAAACAGAATCGGAGTTCGTACGTAAAGACCTGACTGGTAATACACCAAAGAAAGATAGATCATTCCTAATTAGATATCAAGGTATGAATACTGGTATTCGTGGTAATAGATATGGTGAACGAAGACCGTGTGCGTTGATGTTCGATGATACTATTCTGAATACTGCTGCTGCGTACTCAAAGATTATGATGGATACATTACATACTATTCTACATTCAGATGCTGTGAATGCACTGAAAGGTGGGGGTAAAGGTAGGGTGTTGTTGTACTTTACACCGTTTCATTATGGAGATGTAAATACTAAAGCTATACTAAGTGGTGCGTTTACTCCAGTAATTATACCAATGGCTAGAGCCTTTAATGCTGACTTGGATGTAGATGTCGGAGATATAGAAAGTAGTTGGGAAGCTATGCATCCAAGGATTTCTATTGTAAGTTTGATTAAAAGAGCTAAGAAAGCTAAAGAATTAAAACTATTCATGCAAGAGCGTATGTTAAGATTAACAAGTGGTAGTGAGAGATTAGTACCTGATAGTTGTATACAGTTTACAGATATGAAGATAATTGAGGATAACCTAGACGCTTACAATATATACATAACTACAGATTACACTACAACAAGTGGAGAGAAATCTGACTTTAGTGGTATAGCTACATGGGCTGTAAACAGTAACGAAGATTGGTTCATGCTGAATCTGTATTTACGTAAGATGGGAATGGACACACAGTATGCGTTGACGCTGGAAGAGGCTGACAAGTACAAACGTAAAGGTAAGAATGTACAGATAGGCGTAGAAGTGGATGGTAATCAATCTGCTCATGTTAATGCGTTAGAAAAAGAGATGCGTAAGACTGGTACTTACCATCCATTTGCTAAGCAAAAAGGACAGTTAGACAATCCTAGAAAAGGTATACTAAGTAAAAGTACAGGTGTAGCTAAACATGAACGGTTTAGGATTGCAGCTAGTCAAGTATTCTTGCCTGGAAAAGTTTGGCTACCTAAACACTTAGAACGTACACCTGACATGCAAGAATTTATATCGCAGATAAAAGGTGCTACTCATGAAGCGTTTACTAGATCTGATGATGGTCCGGACTTAGTAACACAAGCTGTAGTTAGTATGCATGTGTACTACCCGACTTACGAAGCCGCAAATCCTAAAATGATTACAGAGGATGGAGTATACTACTACCAAGGTTCATCTAAACCTGTTAGTGCATATGCAAACTACTAAGGTAGTATCAAGAATCCTTTAGTTATAATAGACTTAAAATAAATAAAGGATTGGTATGACTTTCTTAAGATTTAAAAAATTAACTAAGAGTTTACTTACAAGTGACTACCCATTACCAGAAGAGGATGATGAGGTTGTAGAGTTGCTTAATATGGCTTACATATATTTAGTAGATCAATGTGATGTACTGAACTTATCTACATTAGATAAAAGTGCTGATATTCAAAGACTAGGACAAGGTTCATATATGATGAGAAAACCTGACTTACCTACTGATGATGAAGAAGAATTAGACATTGATGATGAGTTAGGTCCTGTAGTAGCGTCCCTTGTAGCTAGCTACTTATCAGAAAAGAAAGCTATGCTACATCAAAGTAGAGCTGACAATGGTATTAGAAGCTACAATGCTAAAGTAGCAGAAATGCTAAACAAAGAAAGGTATAAGGAGTGCAGTAATGATGTGTAAAACTGATACATTAGACACAGCACTAGCTGCTACGAAAAACTTATTCAAATCAAACAATAAACCGTATAGCTTGAAAGATGGTGTAGAAGGTCCTGGTACGAAGATAGTATTCAGTGAGCACTTCATATACACTATGAGAAAAGCTGATAGTAGTGAATGTATGGCAGAAATGAGTAAATTAGAAAAGTACTTGTATTGGGATTACCTGAATTATCAAGGTATAGTAAACGGTGTTATGTTTGACAATCCGACATATACTGATGATGAAGTAGATGCTGCAGCTAAAACGCTGTACGAAGAGGGTAAAATATACATAGCTACTGAAGAAGTGGTTAGAAAATTAAGTGATTGGGCTTATGCTGAGACATTAGCGTTTGATAAAGATAGTTGCTATGATATAATGCATAGCTGGGAGGTGTGATAATGAATAAATGGACTTCAGAGACAATCGCTGAAGAGGCTAAAAAATATAGTACACGAAGTGAGTTTACTAGGAACTCCCAAAGAGCTGTCATAAAAGCGAAAGAGTTAGGAATTTACGATGAAGTTTGTGCTAGTATGGAACAAAAACATAAAAAATGGACTTACAAGTTATTACATAAAGAAGCCTTAAAATATTCTACAAAAGGAGAATTTCAATTAAATAGCTCTAGTGCTTATCAGAGAAGTGTACAAAAAGGTATATTGAATGAAATCTGTTCACATATGTCTAGTGTACATGTAACTTGGACTTTAGAACTTGTTAAATCAATTGCTACTAAATATACAAGAAGAGTAGATTTTCAAGAGCAAGATACTAATGCTTATGCCGCTGCTAAAAGAAGAGGTTGGTTAGAAGAGGTGTGCAAACATATGCCTACATTACTTCATACGTGGACTAACCAAGAACTAAGACTAGAAGCACTAAAATACGAGTACAGAAGTGACTTTCAACATGAAAGTAAAGGTGCTTACTTAGCTGCTTGTAAACGAGGAATGTTACAAGAGATTTGTTCACACATGGAATACAAAGATGGTTCAACTCAACTGGCTAATCCGATGTACATGTACTACATAAGAATAGATACTTTAGATAGTTCTTTTCCTCCAGTGTGGAAAATTGGGATAACTAGATACAAAGATCCCATGAGAAGATTTAAAAGAGAAATAAGCGTTGTTAAAACTAAAATAACAGTACTAAAGACATGGTACTTTAGTTCTGGTTATAATGCAGCTAAAGCAGAAAGGAATGTGATGGATGAATATAAAGAGTTTGCCTATATGGGAGATAGCCCATTAAGAGAAACGAAAACAACAGAAATGTTTAATGAAGATGTATTAAAGTTGGAGGTGTCTCATGAATCGTGACTTCATTGAAATTATAAGAGAAATTCGAGGTACAGGTAGACCAGGTGAAGAATATACTGATGGTATCTGGTACGAGTTAACAGTAGCTGACATAGATGGGAATCCAGGTATCTATGGAGATATACTAGCAAAGTATGGAGTAGTAACTGAAAGTGCAGGTACATTCGATCAAGCTGTAGCGATACTAGAAAACTTGAATGTTGAAGTTACAACATTAGATGCTGGTGAAGATGCTACAAGTGCATTAGTAGATGGTGTATGGCAAATAGGAATTCCTAGAGGGTTCGATGGTACTAATGGTATGGATGGGATGAATGGATTAACTCCAGTTCCAGTGTTCTTCTATAACGAAACAACAAGAGATTTAGAGTATGACGTTAGCTATGTAACAGGCTCAGATCCAATAGTAAAAGAGGAGTGGTAATATGCCAGTAGTAACAAATTTAGGTAGTATAGTTGATGAAAGTGTAGCAGCTAATATAGATATACAAACAACACAAGATGTTAAAGATGCGATAGATGCATCGTATATAGACGCACAGGAACTAGTAGCCTCTCTTGGAGATGAAGTAGTAATTA